TGTCAAAAACGAACATTCGCACTGTGGGGATGCTTTTGGCTATTTAATGCTAGGTGGCGGCGAACAACGTCGATTACGCCGGGGATCTTACGGTCAAACGTTTCAAAATGGCGTTACTCAAGCACAAACTGAATTTAATATATTCTAATGGGACTAATACAACTACCGACATTTAAAATGCGGCCAGATGAGCAAATAGTTCCTCTTACCTACGAACATTTGCTTGCTTTGCAGCTTGGACCGCATGAACAGGAGTATGCAAAGAATATTCCTGGCTATTTAGATTATCTGTGGGAAAATTCAGAGTTTGGATGGTCCTGGAGCGCGATTGGCAAAGGTCGTATCATTTGTTGTTTTGGCGTTAGGCATATCTGGGCGAACGTCGTTGAGTGTTGGTTTTTACCAGGAGAAGGGCTAAATGAACATGCAAGATCAACTTTAGTGGGCGCAAGAGCTATTTTACAGGACGTTATGGACAGTTATGATATCACTAGGATGCAAATAACTGTAAAATGTGACCATCCGATAGCAGTAAGGTTTGCCAAATCACTATATTTTGATGTAGAGTGTAGATTAAGAAAGTATGGCCCAGAAGGGGCTGACTATTATTCAATGGCGAGGTTTGATTAATGTCTGGTCTTTTAAAACGAAAAAAGAAAGCAGCTCCTGTTACAACAACTACAACTGAAACCCCAACAACTACGACCCCAACAGTAACAACTCCAACGGTAACGGCCCCGCCGCCGCCGCCCCCACCACCACCACCACCTAGACCATCAGAAGAATTTATTGCTAAAAAGAAACGCGAAGATAGAGTTGCACGCGAGGAAGCGCGTGTTAAAGCTGAGGAACTATCTGAACGTGAAAGATTGGCTAAAAGAAAAAGATTGAGACGCATAGGTGGAATGAGAATGTTATTTTCTCCGTTGCGTCGTGAGGGACCAGGATACACGCGAACCTTGCTAGGGGTTTAATATGTCAAATTTTTTCTCACGGTTTTTTAAAAAGAAAACCACAACGCCCAAGCCTAAACCACGTCCACGAACTTTAACCAGGACATATACCGATACCAGTAGTTTAGCTGGAATTGAAAGGGCGTCTAGAACAAGTAAACCAACATTCTTTGGTGATCTTGCTATGGGGTTGGGTTTTAAAAAGAAAGATACTTCTTTTAAAATAAGAACTCTCCAAACGATAGAGAGAAATAAAAAGAAAAAAGAAAAAGAAGCAAAAGAAAGAAAAGCAAAGCAGTCTGATAGAGATGATGATAGAAAAGCAAATACATCGGGAGGTGGCGGAACTTCTGTAGTTACTCCACCACCAAGACAAAAAACCCAGGAAGAACTCTATCAAGAAATGCTGGCGCGTGAATTAGAAGCACGTCGAAAAGCCGGGCAAGAGGCTCGGAAAAAGTATGAGCGTCGAGTAGGCGAGGAAGTTGCTGCAACACGTAGAAAAGTTCAATTATTACTTTTGTAAGGAGTAGATATGACAAAAATTAGTGAAGATGATCGAGTTTACCGTAAAGTTATCGAAGAACCTAAACGCGCTCGAAATGATAAAGGTCAACTGATTGCCGATGATCCATCAACTCCCGACGTTAACGAAGCCTGGGAAGGTGGTAAAGCTCCGAAAACAACTAAAAAGAAAGCTGCAACTCGTGGTAAAAAAAGCACATCAAAATCCTAAAGGTGGGTTAAATGCCGCTGGACGCGCCTTTTTTAAACGGCAAGGCTCAAATCTTAAGCCACCGGTCAAGAAAGGCGATAATCCTCGTCGGGCATCCTTCCTTGCTCGAATGGCGGGGAACCCTGGGCCGGAGCGTGACAGCCAGGGTAATCCAACCCGGCTCCTACTGTCCCTCCGAGCCTGGGGCGCTTCATCAAAAGCAGATGCCAGAAAAAAAGCTAGAGCAATAAGCGCGAGGAATCAAAATGCCTAAGTTAAATGTTAAAGAAGTCATGGGCCGCGAGGCGAAAGCGCAAGCTCGAAAAGATGAATGGCGTACAATTTATGAAGATTGTTATGAGTATGCACTTCCTCAGCGCAACCTTTACAATGGATATTATGAAGGCAAAGTTGCTGGAAAAGCAAAGATGCAACGTGTTTTTGATTCTACTGCTATGTCTTCAACAAAACGTTTTGCCAATCGTTTGCAATCAGGTTTGTTCCCACCCAATCGACACTGGTGTAGATTAGAGCCTGGATCTGGAATACCAGAGGAACTACAAGGTCAAGCTCAAGAGGTTTTAGATACCTATACAGATATTATGTTTGACCAATTGAGGCAAACAAGCTTTGACCTGGCAATGGGAGAGTTTCTGTTAGATCTTTGTGTCGGTACAGCTGTTATGATGATTATGCCAGGGGATGAAGTAACGCCTCTCAGATTTATAGCTATACCGCAATACCTGGTCGCAGTTGAGGAAGGCGCGTATGGTATCGTCGATAATGTCTATCGTAAGCTTAGAATTAAAGGCGAAGCAATAAAACGAGAGTTCCCAGATGTAAATATTACAACAGAACTACAAGACGCAATCGATCAAAGAGGTAGTGAGGAACTAGATCTTTTTGACGCTATAATATTTGACCAGGAGACCGGGCGGTATCATTATCACGTTATCTGGCCGCATAAGTCCCAGGAATTAGTTTATCGTGAAATGAACTCTAATCCTTTCATTGTTGCGCGTTTTAGTAAAACAGCTGGTGAAATATATGGTCGTGGTCCTTTAGTAGATGCTATTGCAGATATTAAGACATTAAATAAAACGGTTGAGCTTGTGCTGAAAAATGCCAGTCTTTCAATCTCTGGTGTATTCCTTGCGGCTGATGATGGTGTCTTAAATCCTCAAAATGTTAAAATCCAACCAGGTGCAATCATTCCGGTTGCGCGTAATGGAGGGCCACAAGGTGCGTCCCTAGCCCCTCTCCCCCGGGGCGGGGACTTTAACACAAGTCAGATTGTAATGAATGATCTACGCACGAATATTAAAAAAGTATTGATGGACGATACATTACCGCCTGATACAATGTCAGCCCGATCTGCGACAGAAATTGCACAACGCCAGGCCGAGCTTGCTACAAATTTAGGTTCCGCATTTGGTCGATTAATGACAGAAATAATGAACCCTTTAATTTCTAGAATATTAGTTGTTCTTGATCGCCAGGGCCTGATTAACATGCCGTTAAAGGTTGATGGAGTGCAAGTAAAGATTAGTCCTATCTCTCCTTTGGCAGAGGCGCCAAAAATGGAAGAGGTTAATAAAGTTCTAAACTTTATGCAGATCGCTAATGCTATGGGTCCAGCTGGACAAATGGCTATTAATGTTCAAGAAGCGGTATCGTTTATAGCGGAAAAAATGGGTGTTGATCAAAGTATTTTAAATGATCCACAAGAGGTTGAAATGATGATGATGCAACAGCAAATGATGGCACAACAGCAAGCTCAGTTACCAGGTGACGAGCAACTTGCGGAGGCCATGCAATGAGTTCGCCGGATGGGTGGGAAGGATTAAGCCCGGCATTCGTAGAGCCGCCAAAGGCCGACGATATAGATATTTTATATGGTCGTGTCTTTAAATCTGAGGAAGGCCAAAAAGTGTTAAGTCACTTGAGGCAGATAACAATAGAAGTACCCTCCTGGTATCCAGGTGAAGATTCCAGTCACGGATTTGTACGAACTGGTATGTCGGAACTGGTGCGATTAATAGAAAAAAGGGTAGAAAGGTCAAATAATGTCTGAAGAAACACAAGTAGCAGAAGTTCCCGAGGAACAGGAAAGCCTGGTTAATCTAGCTCCAGAGCAAGAGGAAACGACAGAGGAACAACCGATAAGCGTGTTCGAGCAAGATCCGAATGAAGATGCGCCGATCGAGGATGATGATGATGAACCATTTGAGCGCCCGGATTATTATCCGGAGAAGTTTTGGGATGAGGATGGGCCAGATGTTGAGAAACTTGCAAAAAGCTATGCTGAACTGGAAAAGGCATTTAAACAAGGCAAACATAAAGCGCCAGAAAATGGTTACGAGGTACAAGATTTGGTTGATCGAGGTCTCGATCTGGAAGATCCGAGCGTTGAGATGTATCAAGAATGGGCAAAAAAATATGGCATCTCTCAGCAAGCATTTGCAGAATTGGCTGGTGGCATCCTGGAGCTTACTGGTGAACAGCAAGAAGCTATAGAGTATGATCGTAAACAAGAAATGAATAAGCTAGGTGAACGCGCCCAGGAAAAAATTTCCTATCTTGAACGTCATATTAAACGCGCAAATCTTAATAATGCCGAACAACAAGCTTTAGCGGCCGGTCTAAACAGCGCTGATACAATCAATGCAATGATTAAATTTATCCAGGGATACACCAACGAGGGCATTCCAACCAGTCCGGTCGTTGCTACTCCTGAGATGGGTGTTGAGGATTC